CCGCGCATCCGAGTTTCCCCGCCATTCCCGCGAGTAGCGTCGTGCTGGCAGCAGTGTACGTGCCAGCGAACGCGACCAGTATCACCGCTTCACAGATCATCGACAAGCGCGTCGTCATCGTCGCGGCGGCGGCACAGACGCGCCCGCGCATCTTCGTCGCAGCCAGCAATGCCCAGACGGCGGTGCAGGCGAAGGCGGACTACACCTGCACCGGTACCAATGACCACACGACGATCAACGCAGCCATCACCGCTGCGCAGGCAACGGGCGCGCTCGTAGAACTCTCTGAGGGCGATTTCTATCTGGGGGCGACGCTCACCTTTACCAATTTCTATGGTGGCATGGTAGGCCAGGGTTGGGGCACCACCCTGCACATCAACAACAGCACGAATAACTACGCCATCACGTTTGCGCCTCCATCGGCAACCTCGCTCTTTGGCGCGTTGTTCCGTGATTTTGCCATCCAGTGTGCAGGCAATAATCAGAGCACCGATGGCGGGGGAATCAACGGCGTTGGCGCGGTGCAGTGTCTTTTCGATCACCTTTTCATCAACCAGCCCTACAATGCAGGCATCAAGCTCAACGGCGATGGCAACGGTGGCACCGGCCATCACAACATGATCGTGAATTGCCAGATCACGCATGGTGAGGACAGCGCCAGCGGCTTCGGGCGGGGCATCTGGCTCGTATCGACGGATGAGACAAAGATTGCCAACTGCGACATCGAATCGTGCGGGCGCAGCGGAGCAACCGATCCCGCCGCCATCGCGGACTATTCTGGCCTGCAAATGATCATGAATGTGTCGATGGTGGGCGGTCAGCAAGGCGTGAAGATTCAGGGTGACTTCACGCACATCGTCGGCTGCAAGTTCGATGGACAAAAGGCCAACGCTGCGCAACTCAACGGTAACTATGCGGCCATCACCGGCAACGTGTTCTATCAGACCGGCACCGGCACGGGCAGCCCCACCTTCGACTGTGTGAAGGTCGATAACGTGACCGGCAACGTCATCAATAACAACACGTTCCTCAGTGATAACACCGGCACGCATAGTGGCATCAACTTTGCCAATGGGGCGACCGGCAATGTCGCGGAGGGCAATAGCTTCAAAGCCCAGGGCAGCGGCTACGGGTCTGGGGCCATCATCCCCGGAACCGGCAACCGCATCCGCAACAATGCCGGATTCAAGACCGAGGCGAGTGGCGCTGGCTCCATCAGCGCCGCCACCTCAGTCAATATCACGCATGGCCTGGAAGCCGCGCCGGACCGCGTGCTCATCACACCGACCGGCGATACGGGCGCGGGCATCCGCTGGTGGATATCGGCCAAGGGCAGTTCGACCTTCACCCTGACCACCAGTGGCTCAGCGACGTTCGCCTTCGACTGGCAAGCGCGCGTGGGGGACGACTGATGGGGGCCTTCACTCTGCGCGCCTCGCCGCTCCGTGGGGGCGACTATTTGCGCGCTACCGTCGCCACCTCGCCGCCTGCCGCCAGCATCAGCCCATCGAACGCCATCAGTGCAGGTGGTCTCGCGCGTGAATCGTTGACTATGACGCGCGGCGATACCGCCATCTGGACGGTCGCGCTCTCTGGCCTGCCATCGACGGGCGTCACTGGTGGGCAATTCACCTTCACGGCGAAGAAGACGCTGGCCGACAGCGATGCATCCGCCGTGCTGCAAAAGACCCTGGCGAATGGCATCAGCGTCACGAATCCTGGCAGTGCGACGACCAGCGCGACGGTGCTCATTGTCGTGCAACCAGCTGACACGGCGGCGCTGGTGAATGCTGAGCAACTGTTGCTCTGGGATCTGCAATACCTGGATGCGAGTGGAACGAAGACGACGCTGCTGGCAGGGTATATGACGGTGGAACCGGAAGTCACGTTGAACTAGGGTGAGGAAATGCAAGCAAATGCAAGGAAATGCCAGTCTTACACCGAAGCAAGAGCAGTTTATTTCCTTGCTCCTTCAGGGTTCAACGATTGTTAATGCGGCGACGGCTTGCAATATCAATGAGAGCACCGCACATCGTTGGCTAAAACAAGTGCAATTTCAAGAGGCATATGAAGCGGCACGTAAGCGGTTGTTGAATCTATCGCTTACTACCCTACAACTGAAATTCGATAAAGCGGTCAAAACGCTTGATCGTCATTTGGATGCATCCAACACGATCCCCCGCGATCAGATCAAAGCGGCAGAGGTAGTCGTTGATAAGACACTTCAAACCGCACAACTGACTGAACGCATTGCGGAGTTAGAGGCACTTTTGGCGGCGCAAGAGCAGGATCGTATGTATAAGGTCATCATTGATTTACGCCAATTGACCAGTGACGAACGGAAATACATTGAGGCGCTCAATGATCGGCTCATCCTCAGAGAGTCAGGCACAACGCAATAGGGCTGAGATAGAGCGCCTCAAATGGGAAGAAATTCCCCTATATGATTTTGTGCGTGAGTTTTGGTCGGTCATTGAGCCTGGTAAGGCGTTCGTTGATGGTGAACACATCCGCGCTATTTGCCTGCACCTTGAGGCCGTGTCAACTGGTAAGATATTGCGCCTCCTCGTCAACATGCCACCGCGCCATGCGAAAAGCACGATTATTTCGGTGTTCTGGCCGGTCTGGACGTGGATTCATAATCCCGCATTGCGTTGGCTTTGTGCCTCATATGCGCTGAATCTGGCAACCCGCGATAACGTCAAATGCCGTCGCCTCATCCAATCACCGTTATTTCAAGAGCGTTTTGGCTACGTCTTTCATTTGACCAAAGACCAGAATGCCAAGATGAAGTTCGAGACGACTCAATTGGGGTATCGCATGGCGGTATCCGTGGGGAGTAGCGCAACGGGTGAAGGTGGCGACATCCTCCTACTTGATGACCCGCATTCCATTGACGAAAAGGAAAGCGATGTCAAGCGTGAGGCAGCGCTTGACTGGTTTGATAACACATGGTCGACGCGCCTAAACGATCAGCAAACCGGGGCGATGGTGGTTGTCGGGCAGCGCATCCATGCTGAGGACATTTCCGGCCATATCCTGAAAACGAATGACGGCGAATGGACACATCTCAACCTGTCTGCCATGTTTGAACCTGCCCATGCCTGTGAGACACGACTACCTGATGGTTCGCTTTTCTGGCGGGATTGGCGCAACCATGAAGGCGAATTACTCTGGCCGTCTCGCTTTCCTCTGGCCGTGCTAGAGCGAGCGAAACGGCGACATGGGGCGTTTGGCTTTTCGGCGCTCTATCAGCAATCGCCGGTCCCTGCGACGGGCGGCACGTTCAAGCGCGAATGGTTCCGCTACTTTCGGGATGATGGCGAGTATTTCACGTTGCATGGTCGTGATGGGGATACATCCGTCGCGCGGCGTGACTGCCAGATCTTCGCGGTGAATGACCCTGCCATTAGCACCAAACAGGAAGCGGATTATAGCGTCGTGCAGGTGTGGGCGTTGACGCCACGCCGCGAACTGTTGTTGTTGGCTCAGGTGCGTGCCCATCTCGACAATCCGCAACAAGTTCAGACGATCACCGCACAATATCAGCGCTGGCATTGGGAATACATCGCCGTGGAAACGGTCTACTATGCCCTGGCGCTCTATCAGCAATTGCGCGTCACGGGCATGCCTGTGCAAGAGTATCGCCCCGCCCGCGATAAGCTGGCGCGCGCCAGCGTGGCGGCGGTACGGATGGAAGCAGGCGATATCTATTTCCTTGAGGGCGCGGAGTATTTGCCGGACCTGGAATCTGAAGTATTGAAGTTTCCCCGCGATGCCCATGATGACATCGTTGACTGTGTGAGCATGGCGGCGGATCTGGCAAGCGTGGAACGCGGCGGGCGCATTCGTTTCTTTGACTGAGGTGTAGCACATGGGAATCCGAACATGGCTGGCCTCACGCATCAACGGCTTCCTGTATGGCGAGACGAAGGCCAGTCCCGTTGGCCCGATGATCGTCAGCGCCTATGGCCTCAGTCAGCCAGTCAGGACTCCGCGCCGCTTCGATAACCTGGCTGACGCTGGTTATCAGCAACAGCCGCCCATCTACCGCGCCATCAACCTGATATCGACGGCATGCGCGGGCATTCCGTGGGTGCTGTATGAGAAGCAGGGTAGTAACCGGCGGGGCAAGGAAATCGACCAGCATCCACTGATCGACCTGATGCAGCGGCCCAACCCGACGCAGGGCTGGGGCAAGTTCTTTGAAGCCTACATCAGCTATATCTACATCGCGGGCAATAGTTATGTGTGGGCCAATCGCGCACAAAACGGCAAAGGCGTCCCCCTGGAATTGTGGACACTTCGACCTGACCGCATGCGCATCAAGCCCGATCCCAAGCAGTTCGTTGGTGGGTACATCTATGCGGTCAATGGGCAAGAGCAAGAGTTTGATGTCCGCACCATCCTGCACACCAAAACCTTCGCACCATTAGACGACTGGTATGGCCTTTCGCCTTTGGCGGTGGCGGCACGGGCCATTGACGTGCGCAATAGCGGTGGCGATTGGAACCTAGCGCTACTGCAAAATAGCGGGCGGCTCCCTGGCTTCTTCACGTCTAAAGAGCGCTTGGGCGACACCCAATTTGAGCGCATGCGTCAGCAACTCCTGGACCGCTACACCGGCACGCGCAACATCGGCCTCCCTGGCCTCTTAGACGGCGGCGATATCGGCTGGCTACCCAGTGGCATGACCCCACTCGACATGGATTGGGGCAGTCTCACCATTCATGAGCAGCGCGAGATGGCGCTGGCGATTGGCGTGCCATCCGAGATGATTGGCGATACCGAGGTCAAGACCTTTGCCAATTACCAGGACGCCCGCGCCTCGTTCTATACCGAAACCGTGCTGCCGCTGATGGATATCGTGCGGGATGAGTGGAATAACACCATCGTCCCGATGTATGGCCCGCAGTATTGGCTGGATTACAACACTGAGGATATCGAAGCCCTGGCACCTATGCGCGCGGCACGCTGGGCACAGATCAACACGGCCAACTTCCTCACTATCAATGAGAAGCGCGAGGCGACGGGCTACGGCAAGATTCCCAATGGCGATGTGATCGTACTGCTGACCACGAACGCGACCCTGGATGAAGTCGCTCATGGCACGGCAGACGGCGCGCAAAATGGCGTTGGCAGCGGGACACGGCTCTTGCCAGCAGGTGACAGCAAACCACCATCTAATGATACCGGCGGCGATGATGGTGGTGCCCCGCCAACGACTGGTGGCACGCCAGATGGCGGCATGGGCAGCGCCGTGGACGTTGGCGAGAAAGCCTACGATCCCCTAGACGACATCCTGGCAGGGAGGCAGGTACGCCTTCGCCCAAAAGCCGCCGCGCCGCGAAGGCCATCACGCTTTCAGCGGCGCATGCAGCCCGCGAACAGGTCATCTCTGAGCAACACGCGGCCATCGTCGCTGAACTGAACCACCAGCGCGAGGCGGTCGTGAGTGCCATTCGTGGTGCTGGCGACGCACAGCAAGCCCAACATGCCGCGCTGGCGGCGCATGAGCGGGCACACGATACCATTGCTGAGGCGGTGGGCACGGCAGTGGGGACTGCGGCAACGACCGGCGGCATGCACCTCGCCACCGCCGCGCAAGCGGCTGGCGCGGATGTGTCGGACTACGACCCTGATGATGGCGACCCGGATTCCCCGGCGGCGTGGGCAGCCGACAATCAAGACGATATCGCAGCGGGTGTGCAGCATCACACAGGTCGCATGCTGACGGCGGCGCTCGTAGCGGCGGCTCTCGGCACCGCACCCATCGCGGCAATGGCGCTGGCAGCCAACGACCTCTACGACCAGTGGACGGGGCAGACGGATAATGGCGACTATGCGCGGCAAATCGCGGGCGATCTCGTGGTCCTCGGTTGGGGCATGGGTGAGCAGTGGTCTATCGGGCAAATCACCGCGAGTGGCGAGTGGGTTGGCGAGAAGACATGGAACACGGTCGGTGATGACCACGTGCGAGCAGCGCATGAGGATCTCGACGGTGTGACCGTGGATGCAAGCGACGCATTCAGCGCCGATGGCGAGGATCTGGATTACCCCTGCGACCCGGCAGGCAGCGCGGACATGACGGCAGGGTGTCGGTGCTGGCTCACCTGGACGCTGACCAACACCGTCACAGGCGAAATGATTGATATCGGCGAAGATGACGAGGAATGATGCCATGCAATTCAAGGGGACCGGCACACTGCTGGTAAAGGACTTGGATAGTAAGCGTGGCATCATCCAAGCCTATTGGAGTGCCTTCAACAATATTGACGATGGTAACGACATCGTTGATCCGGGTTGCTGGGCAAAGAGCATCCGTGAGCGTGGTCCTGATTCAAGGCAACCACGCATCAAGTTTCTTTGGCAACACCAAGAAACGATGATTCTAGGAAAGCCGAGCGAACTCACCGAAGACTCGTTTGGATTACTCGCCACTTCGCAGATTGTCCCTACAACCCTTGGAAAAGATTGCTTGCTCTTGTACGAGTATGGAGTAATTTCCGAGCACTCGGTCGGCTATGAGGTCGTCCAGTCACGATGGGACACGAGGAATAGTGCACGCCATCTTATTGAGTGCGTTTTGTGGGAGGGATCGGCAGTCACGTTCGGCATGAACTCACAAACGCCCACGGTTTCCGTCAAGTCTCTCGCGCAACCGGATTCCCTCACAGTCATGGCGGATCGCGCCGCGAAAATCGACTCATTGCTTCACACGGGCAATCTGCGCTCCGATGCGCTATGCCAGACGCTAGACCACGAACTAAAGGCGCTACATGCCGCATTGGCCCCTGCTGAAAGCGGCCAACCCTACACCATCCAAGGAGTAACCGACAGTATGACTCAATTGGCACAACGCCTTGGACAGAAGGCAGCAAGCAGCGACGACAAGGCGGCGCAAGAGGCACGCGCGAAGAAATACGGCATCAGTATCAAGGATGGTGGCAACGTCACCAAACCATCCAAATACGCGGACCTCTCAGAGGATGACTTCGCAGATCCAACCAACTTCGCTTACCCAATCGACACGAAGGCGCATGCGGACAATGCGGCGTCTCGTTTCGGTGATGCGGATAACCGCAGCGTCTACACCAAAGATGAACAGGCCATCATTGATAAGCGCATCACCGCCGCGCAAAAGAAGTTCGGCGAGGACAAAGACGACGGAAAGGCCGCGACCACGCCCCGTGTGCGGAAGGCCCGCGACTTTGATACGCTCTTTCAATCCCTCGCCGATTCCGACCAGTTGCAGGATGAATGGGGCGATACTTTCATCGCCTTTACCAAAGCCATGTCTGAGTTGATGTGGCAGGCGCAATCTGTTCGCAATGGCTGGGCACCGGATAGCGTTGCCAGTGGCTTCGACCTCATGGAAGCGGCACAGGCCAATATCGACGCATTCAGTAAGGCGGTGCTGGGGCTGGTAGAACGCAGCGACGCCGCTGACTTCACGCCATCGCTTGACTATGACGGCGATCAATTCCTTGACCCTGATGGCTGCAACGCGATGGAGGATGACGACGACGATTGCTACTACGCCAGCCGTGATATGAGCGGTGTCAGCAGCAAAAACCAGCGCAATCCCCTCGCCATGCCCGATGCACCGAAACCACTCCGCAAAAGCGGGCGCGCCATCAGCAACCCCAATCGCCAGGTCATCACCGATGCGCTGGACGGCATGAGCGAGGCCATGAAGTCGATGCAGACGCACCACGCCGCCATCGCCGACCTCATGGAGAAGACCGACCCCGATGCCACGCGCCAGGATGAAGATGATACGAATGGCGACGATGACACCGAAAATGGTGGCACGAACATCAACCACAGCAAATCGCGCATCCCCGCGCCGGACCGCCGCAAGGCTGGCACCACGCATCAGGGTACGAACTATGCCGCCTTCTTGGCGGACACTGATGCGCTCACCAGCCGCTTTGCTGGTAGAAAGGCACACTAGATGCCACTCACTGAAAAAGAGATGGAAGAGATGGGGCAACTGACCCATCGCCTCCGCGAAATCGTGGATCAGGGCGAGGGATGGATCGCAGAGCGCGAACCCAACTTCAAGGCCCTCAACGAACGTCTCGACCAACTGGAAGCCAAGGCCAACCGCCCCGCCCTGTTTGGGGGAGAGGGCAGCAATCCTGAACTGGAAACCAAGGCCCGTCAGGCAGGCCAGATGATGGCGCTCCGGTCGCTGCTCGTCAACAACTTCAAGACGCGCGACATGCGCCGCGAGGACCGCGAGCGTCTGGTGCCTCTTGATGGGAAAGATGGCAACATCAACGCACGCAATCTGGACGTGAAGGCGCTCAACCTCACGGATGACACGCTGGGCGGCTATTTCGTGTTGCCAGAGATCCTCCAGGATGAGTTGATTCGCAACATCGTCCTCATATCGCCGATTCGCGGCATTGCCCGCGCGATGACCACCAGCGCCAACAATGTCAAGATTCCGGTCTTGACGAGCCAGACGGCGGCGGCCTGGATCTCTGAGACGGGCACGCGCTCTGCCTCGACTGATCCCAAGTTCGGGATCAAAGACATCCCGACGCATGAGATGTACGCACTTATGCTGCTCTCGCGCCAACTGCTGGAAGACAGTTTCTTCAATCTGGAAGCGGAACTGAGTTACGAGTTCGGGCAGCAGTTTGCCAAAACGGAAGGCACGGCGTTCGTCTCTGGCACGGGTATCGGGCAGCCGCTCGGCTTCCTGAATGACCCTGCCATCACCGCTGGCACCAACACCTTCACCACGGCCTCATCGGGCACGTTGGTGGCTGACGACATGATCGGCGCGGTCCACAACTTCAAGGCATTCGCCTACTACATGCAGAATGCCCGATGGGTGTTCAACCTCAAGACACTGGGCGTCATCCGCAAGTTCAAGGACTCTCAGAACCGCTACCTCTGGGAGCCGGGCCTGTCGCTGGCTGATCCGCCGATGATCCTCAACATGCAGTACACCATCGCGCCGGATATGCCCGACATCGCCACGTCGGCGTATGCCCTGGCGTTCGGTGACTTCAATCGTGGCTATCGCATCGTGGATCGCGCGCAAATCGCAGTGCAGCGCCTGGATGAACTCTACGCCACGACGGCGCAAATCGGCGTGCTGGCGTACAAGCGCGTCGGTGGGCAGACGGTGCTGAGCGAGGCCCTGTATGCCATCCAGATTCACAGCTAGATTGTTCTAGCCCACTCGCGTTTCCGGGGCATCCCACCAAAGGATGCCCTTCATCATTCATCTGAGGAGGGCATCTTCGCATGTCCAATAAATCGATACACTATAGCATTGAGGCGGTGCAACTGGTGGCCCCGGCGGCGAAAACTTCCACCGTCACCAGCACGGCATTTGACCGCGAGTTGGGCGTCTCCGGCGACAAGGGCGCACCTTATGAGGCACTGGAAGTGCTGGTGGAGTTTGGCGCGTGGACGGACGGATCGTGGACGCCCAAGCTTCAAGAGTCCACGGACAATAACTCCGATTACACCGATGTCGCCGCCGCCAACCAACTGGGGACCTTCACCGCCGTGACCTCCACGGCTGGGCAGAACAAGATCCAGCGCGTGGCCTATGTAGGCTCACAGCGGTATGTGCAAGTCGTCGTCACCCCCTCAGGTGCCACGACCGGCGTCATTCTCGCCGTGACGGCGCTACCTGCCTTCCCGCGCAACCTGCCCACGGTGGCATCTGGCAGCTAGCCGATGCTTGACCCCACATTCACCGCCGTGGTCATCGCCACGCCCCACGGCGGTGATGTTTCCCCCTATTGGCTGGACGCCTTCATTGGCTTGGAAAAGCCCTTGCGAGCGGATGGCAGTCCGGGCTGGTCGCGGGTATCGGCGGTGCGGCAAGAGGTCGCCACCGCCCGTAACATGCTGGCGCAAACGTTTCTCCACAAGACGGATGCGTCGCATCTCCTCTTCTGGGATGATGATGTTTTGCCCCCTGCCGATGGCCTGATGCGCCTCCTGGAAGACGACGCGCCGATTGTCAGCGGGTTCTACACGTCGCGTCAGGCTCCCGTGCAGCCTATTGCGTATCGGCGGGCAGACAAAAAGGGCCATCACTACCAGCCGGTGATGCCTGTCAATCCAGGCAAGTTTCTGGTGGACGGATGCGGCGCGGGGTTCCTCCTCATCCGCCGCGAGGTCTTTGAGAAACTACGCCGTCCCTGGTTCCAGTTCCTCTGTGGACGGGCCAAGGGCAGCAACGTGAGCGAAGATTTCTACTTCTGTGAAAAAGCCATCAAGGCAGGCTATCAGATCATCGTCGATTCCCGTGTCTCATGCGGCCATGTGGGGCGCTACATCTTCGATGATGGCGACATCGTACAGGGAGAAGGCGCCAATGACTCAATTCATCCGCATGCTTGAAGACCGCGACGGCGCATATGATCACATCAATATCGTGACATATGCGGCGGGCGAGGTCTATTCACTGGACCGCTTTGACCCGCCCATCTCGCAAGACCTCTTGGATGGATCCGTCGCGTCGGGTCATGCCATTGAAGTCGATGACCAGGGCAATCCCGTCGCC